AGGCAACAACATCAACCGCATCGCCTGTTAAATGTTTGCTTTTCATTGTTTGTGAAGCACCTCTAGCCACTAGGTCTTCTTGCTCTTTTTCTGTTCTGAGTCCACAAGTAACCCCAAAATCGACATTTGTCAGACCTATGGCGGTTGTTACTACCGAATGTAATTTATTATTAACTCCGTCTAATCGTCCTAGACTTCTTTGTGATAATGTGAAAGCCATTGTTTACCCTTTCTTAAAATATAAAAAAATATACTAACACCACTCCAACAAAAACTACACATATATGGGTTATTATTGCTTCTGTGTTCAATGTTCACCCTTTTGCTTTATAATACTTGCTTACTGCCCTATTTCCAAACCAAAATGCCATAATAGCGGAAAATAAACCTGCGGTCTGGTCATCCCAAATCATACTAAGAGCCATGTTTAGTTGCATTTCTGGTAGGTTCATAAGGCTAATTAGGGCGGTCACTTTGATGGCAACGAATAAACCAAAAAAAACATAAGTGATAACAGGACGCACACTACCTCGTAATGCGTTGATAAAACCTCCTGCATCCACACTATCATGTTTATATAACCCCTCTGTTTCTTTTATTTCTGCTTCTTTGTCCAGTTCTTGAATTTTGAACTCTGACCTTTTTGCCATTAGTTCTATTTCCATTTTCATTCTTTGCAGTTCGTGTTTTTGCTCTTGTCCTCTTTTGAAATAATTTAGAACTTCTGGTAGAAAGCTTGTACCAAAGCCTAGTAAGCTACCTAATAATGTTATCATTTTTTTGCACCTGTTCTATCTAAGACCGAAAACCCCATAAAAGCACCAACTATACCTGCTTGTGCCAGATAAAATAGGTTTGATAGGTCTGTGAGTAGTTTTATTCGTGAGTCTGGTATCAAGGGCGTAAACATTATTATTGTGAATACCAACATAGACCCTAAAGCCACCCACGCCATGTTTCTTTGATGCCTCTGTTTTCTGTTTATCCTTTTGACTTCTTCGGTTTGTTGCCAACTATCAATTTCAATATCGGAAATAACGCCATCTTTATTTGCGTCCATTTCATTATATTTTGAATCTTTTTCTAATTTCTTTTGTGTCATTTTTTAAAACTATCATTTAGTGAATCTAATACTTGGTCAATATTGGGCGGTTTACCATGTGGGTCATATCGGCAACGATATTCGTTAGGACACTCACCTTCAACCACCAATGTGTAAGTGTCGTTTGCTCCTTTATATAAACATACTTGTTGACCATTCTTTGCTCTCACTCTTTTATACCTCCTACACGTTATATATTTCGGGTCTTCTCTTATGCCTTTTCTAATTTCTTGTTCCCATGTCCAGTCGCTAAATTTTTTAAAAAAACATGTAAAACACTGAATAATATTTTCTGACTGTGCTAAATATATCACTTTTCCATCAACACATAACCACTCAAAGGTTTCTTGCCCACCCTCTTTTCTTACACATTTATCCCTAGTTCGATACCCACCATCCCCTGTCCAAGCCCATAAGTGAGTAAATAAAAAGACCAAGCAGACCAATCCCAACGCTACACACAGTGACAATAGCGACAATAGTGATAACCTTTTCTCTAAATTGCTGTTTATCGTAAACCTCCTTTTGTCTTCTTTTTCTTATATCTGCTTCCATACGCAGTAATTCGTCCCATTTTGACTGTCCGTGACTGTATTGGATAAAGGTTCTCAAGTCATTTCTTTGTTGTTCTAACTGGGTCTTAGCACTGAATGCTTCGATGGCTTCTTGTTCAATAGTTTTGCCATTCATTACCTTTTTTAGTAACGATGGGTTTTTAGCTGACTTATGGGCGTTATCAATATCGGATACTGCACCCATCCACCTCGACAAGTCCTGTGACATGGCTTCAAGTTCTCGACCTGCCATAAATGCCTTTTTTATGCCTTGAAAAGCGGTACTGGCTACGCTTAAACTGGCGGTGATACTTACAGGGTCAAACATTTACAAACCCCCCTGTAGTCAATTTATAGCACTATAGTGTTGAAGATTACCCCAAATGAGCTTAATACATAAAATGCCGTTATTGAAATAACTATTCTTTCTAGTCTGGACACCCTACGTTCCATGTCCTGTCTAAAATGGTACATATCGTTTTTGAGTACGCTTAGTTCCATTAGTATTGCGTTTATATCTGCTTTTGTCATTATTCTAGTGAATCCTCAAGGTTTGTAAGAGATTTTGACAGTTTTTCTACATAATCTTTTTTTGCTATTTGATAAATATCTATTTGTCTAATCAATGCCGTTAGTTCATTTATTTTATTTTGGCATAAAGTAATTTGATCAATCAACACTTTTTGGTCATTTTGCAGATTGTCTATTGGGTAGTCTTTCCCATCGATAGTTACAACTTTTGATTTTTCTGTCATGTTTCTCATTTCGTAAATTTATCTGCGTCCGATATTGCTTTATCTATCACCGTAAAATCTTCTGAAGTCCAATCTTTAAAAATTTTTTGTTTCTTCAAATAACTAACGCTTCGGGTAACCCTTTCCTTCTTTTCTTCGTGGGTCATGTCCGACGCGAAATCATTTGATGTTGCCTTATTACCCTTGTTATGCGTCGCAATTACAACGTTAATTGTATCTGCTCCATCTAAACACGCCTTATGAGCCTTTGCTATTTCTTCTGCTGTTCGTGCCATTTAACTTCCCTCCAATGTTTTAACTCTGGCTTCCAATGCATCATTTTTTTCTGATAATTCTTGTATGGATTTGACTAGCATTGGTATCAATTTGGTAACACCTAAACGTTGTCTGCCATCAGCATTCTCCGACCAAAGTTCATCATAATTTTTTACTTCTGAATGATTATCTAATACTGTCTTAACTTCTTGAGCAATGAACCCATGATATAAATCATCTTTAGCATTCATAACTCTTTTTTCAGAACCTTCAACATACGCCCTTTGGTCTGATGGCACATCTTTTTCCATTTTCCATTTGAAAGTTACTGGTCTTAAATCATTTATAAATCCAAGCCCCGCTGTAGACGTTGCAATTTCTTCTTTGTACCGCTCGTCAGAAGGTATAGAGATAGAATCACTACCATTTGCTATAGCACTATCTGCAGCCCCTGTGCCAAAAGTGAATGCACTGCTTCCGCTTCCTGTTACATTATTCCCAATTACGATTTCATCAAACGATGTATTAGAACTCCCATTAGCGTTATAGCCAATAATTACCTGTCTGTTTGCCGTGGTCTGAGCATCGCCCGCAAGACCACCAATTATAACATTTTGCTCCCCTGTTGAAATAGAATAGCCAGCTAAGTATCCCATTGCAGTATTATACGAATTGGTGGCAGAAGTAAAATTTTGATTAGATAATGCTCTATAACCCACCGCCACCGACCTACTTCCTAGAGTATCATCCGTTAATGCTGCATAACCTAATGCCGTGTTCCTGTCTGCATCCGTAAGAGCGTCACCAGCCTGATAACCAAATATTGTATTTAAACTACCTGTTGTAATAGATGCTCCCGCTTCAAATCCAACGGCTGTTGTATTAGACCCCCCATTCATAGTTTCTAATGATGCATAACCAACGGCTGTATTATTTGAAGTCGTATCTTCAGTTTTCAGTGCTTCAAATCCAACTGCCACGTTGTTATCGCCTGTAGTTAAAGCTGTACCCGCTTCATCTCCGACACAAACGTTAAAATTTCCACCACTAGCAATTGAATTGCCAGCGTTTACTCCCGCTCTGAAGTTTGACGTACCCGCTGTTGATGAAACCAAATCGCCATTATAGGTTAAAGTGCCGTCTATCGTTAGAGCTTCAATGTTGTCGTTTGTTTGGTCAAGGGTAAAAAGAGAAATAAAAGCATCATTATCTTCATTTCTTATTTTAAGAATATTGTTTGTGGTGTCGTAAAATAACTGATTAGCGTATGTGGTTGAAGGTGCTGACGTTCCAGAATTTGTAGACCCTAACGCTTGTAACGCTGAGTTTAAATCTGACCGAAAAGATGCAAACCCTTGATTTGCTATTGATAAATCATTTTGCGACATTTAGCACTCCTAACTTGCTATTTCCCCAAATCCTCTTGCAACATAATCAAACGTTCTGCTAACTGTTGCACTGGAACTATTAAAAAATTCTATTGTAAATCCTGTTTCACTTTTATTTGTTATAGCATAGAAATCACCACTAGCCAAGTTCTGTGCAGAAATTCCTACGCCTTGAAGTGATTTAAATGCTGGACTAAATGTGATTGCTTTACCGCTTGTGCTTGTACCACTGACCACATCTGCTTCAGCTACTACTCTGTCGGGCATATCTACATTTACCGATAGTGAAGAAATCTCCTGTGTTGCTATGCTTTTTTCACTTGTCATTTGTACCTTGAATTTAAAAGCCCTTGCCTTATAGTCACCAACAAAAAATTTTCTAAAATCTGTATATGTTGGCGAACCACTTGGGTCACCCTCTGTTGTTGCGACCAATAACTCCGTATTTGTGTCGTCAAACTCCGTTGCATCGCCATCAAATAAACCCGCTCTATCATCAAAATTTCCCTGTGCATCATCAAACAAAGTTACAAAACTAGTTCGTGCTACCGCCATATTTGCAGTAAGACGGCTGGTATAGACAGCACCCAAATCTATATGCGTATCAAATTCGTAACTTCCAGAACTTGCAATATTTGCTCCCCCGCCCGCATCGAACAAACCCGATGCATCATCAAAATTTCCAGCAACACTGTCAAATAGGGTGGCTGTATCTAATCGCAATTTATTATCTACTACTACCATATTAGTGGTTGAGCCTGTGAAGCTAGGATTTTGTGTAGATGTCGCAACTGTGTTCAATCCCTTGATGTTTTCGATTATTGCAACTGTACTTACCGCATTTTCCGAACCATTACCCAATTTATCAAACGCTTTAATAAAATATGTGCCTGTCATTGCGGGAACAACCACAGTATTAGCGGGTCTTGAAACCTTATCTGCAATGTCCACTGAGTTAGCATATGTTGCCCCGCTTGTTTCTTTTGCGTGTCTTATTCGATAATGTGATAAATCTAGGTCTGTGACAGGAGTCCAAGCTAAATGTGCCTCTGTACCTATTATATTTACACTAAAATTTGTTACATCTTGGGGCGGTGCTGTTTTACCTACAACTTGATGAGTAGTGCTTACAAAGACAGAACGGCTTATGGAACTAACCGACCTTGCACGAACATCATACACCACATTATCCTCAACATTGACCAATTCAAATTGTGATGAACTCCCCCTACCTAAATTTATAAAAACCGAATCTGTGGATTTTTTTGCTTGTACTTCAAAATCTGTGATAAATAAATCGGTAGCTGTTACATTGACCAATAACACAGAAATTGCTTCTTCGTTTCTTGCTCTCACTTCATCTGTTACTAAAACTGTGGGTGTTTGGACAACAAAAGGATTAGGTAACGTTGTGTCTGGTATTAATGGCACTTCCTCTTGTGTGCCGAATGTGTAAAAACTATCTTGATGCTCCGAACATTGTAAACTTACTGTGTGGTCAGTATTTATCGACATTCCCTGCACTCTAAAGGGTTTTGCGGAAAAAGCAGGGGTTGCATGGGTTACGTTTACTATATCGCCTATGGCTAGGTCTAAGGCTGTTGCATCTGCTCGAAGCGATATATCTAAACTTGACCGTGACCTTCTTAAAATTATTTCTGCCATTTCCTGTGCTTGGTATGGACTTGTTAACATAGAAAAATCAAACCTTCCTTCCAATAAAAGACCCCCATCATCGTTTTTCATGGTTGCATGTTGGTCTGCGGTAGCTAACCCAGTTTCATCTACTGGTGGAAATTGTGCTGTATCTGATTGATAATTTTTATCTGGGTTTATAAAGTTTACAATCACCCTGTTATATCGTGAGTTTTTGTTTTTGCTCTGAACAGTGATACCGCCTATTATATTGTCTTCTGTGAGCGTTATAGACGCTGTGCCTGTGCTTTCGACCAATATGTTATATTTACCACTAGAAAAATTTAGATAAGACCTAGAACCCCTCACAAAGTTTTTGACATTATCTATAGCTTTTACTGATGTATCGACTACTGCGTGGCTATCCATTAGGTCTATTTCGCTTGCACCGCTAAAAGGCGTGATATTTGTATCACATACATCGCTTGCTGTTTGCCAGTCAGCAAAGTTACTATCAAAATAACTGTTTGCTATTCCCATTCCAAACCTATCGTTTCTTAAATAGTCTAATAGCTGTAATATTGGGTTATCGGAATATTCCCATGTTGAACTTGTGTCTGCTCTGTGGCTACCACTACCGCCTGTAACTGTTCCATCAAGATTTGGATTGTATACCTTCCGACCCTTTATAATTGCTTGAACTTTAGGCAATGAACCAAACTTATCAGCGTTCCATTCAAATCTTAAAGCCAGATACGCTAACCCAGATAAAGTGTGGTCTGAAGTCCATGAACTGAGTGGTGTTAATACGGCTGATGCTGTCTGAGTGTCTGTTCCTAGATTTGCCTGTACTGTAATCAGACTAGAGTCAGCAAAGAAGTTTGAATCGGAACTTGCTACTGTTCTTTGTGTGCCGTGGGTCAATGCTCCGCTAAGACTTACTTGATGTTCATTTACAAATAGAGTTTGTACGCTATCTATTTCCCCTTCACTTAAAACAAGAGCCATATATAAATATTGATTATCTGTTCCCGATGTTTCTAAGAATACAACATTGCCACCCACTTTTCTTGTTCCATAGACCACAGGAATAGAAGCATTTGCCCTAAATTTATTGACTAATATTCCCTGTGCTTGTTGTTCTGCATAATCATCACCAAAATCTGGTATTTCTGGCAATGGTACTAACCACCCAATAACGTCTTGAACTACGTCTACAACAACTTCTACAACGTCTTCTACAAAACCAACAACATCGCTTATGAAATCGCCTATGCCATCGGTTATATCTCTTAAATCACACATTTATAGCAATCTCCAATTACTTCCCATGTTTTGAAATCCTAGCTTTTCAAATACTGGGTCTATATGCAGTCCAGACGTAACAGAAATAGTTATGGGCAACCCCTCCGATACGTTTTTTACAGAATCAATAATTGTTTTGACTAATTTAAAATTTCTATAACTTTTTCTGATATAAAGAACATGGATATTCATGAGTTGATGTTTGCTAAACCAATATTCTGATTTATGAAACATACATAATCCCATAAGTTCTTTTTTATCTAAATCTTTCGCTAGTATAATCTTACCTCTTTTTAATATTACGTTGATACAATTTAATAATTTATCTCTGTCTATTTCTGGCAATTCTGCGTCTTTTAAATCAAATTCTTTAAACTCAATTAGCAAATCATAAACGCTTTCAACGTCTTTTTTTTCTGCTTGATATAAATGAACGCTACTCATACACGACCCCATTTAATATCGCTTACGGTTAAGGCAGAAAATTCCATTCCCCTGTCTGAAGAAAAAAATCTTCTTTGTGAATTATCTGAGGTTGTTCGCCCACTTTGTTTAGAAAAATTACCCCAATGTGATGTGACTGTGAGATTTATACTAGCTGATTTTGTCGTATCGGTAATTTTATATTCGTCTATTGTTCCGTAAAACAAAAGAAATGGGTCTGCTATGAGTGCAAGGTTTGCATCTAAGAACCCCCTGTAAATATACACATCTCTGTTAAAAATGTTTAGATTTAGTGCTACTGAAATATAGGTTTGGTCTACACCCGAAAGATTGACAATAAGACTATTTTTTGAAGGTGTGTTTGTTTCGCTTACCCCTGTTATTCCTCTTAAATGTCCGTTTGCTAAGTATGTGCGTGACGTTCCAGAAACGCTTGAGGTAATATCGAAGCTTGCATTTGTTAGATATACTCTTTCTGAATCCTCTGTTTCTTCATCCTCAAAGTCAATATCTACCAAAAGAACAGGCTCTATATTCCCTGTGGCTAGTTCTGTTTTTACTGCACTTGTTAAACCTCTAGCCATTTACAAACTCTCTATAACATCGAACTCATAATTAAATAACAAATTACCATCCTTGTCGTTTTGCCCTGTCGAAAACTCTTGAACGTCAGTTGTTAAATGAACTGTAAAAGGTACTGAATCATAGGTGACCGCACTATCATCAGCTAAAGCTTCTCTAAGGGGGGGTTCTATTGTTACTGTTGCAGCATTACTGGATGAGGTTGCATCGTCCACAACCATGTATACCTTATCATGAGCAAACTTGATAAAATCACCCGCTTTGAGTCTACCCGCACCATCAGCCCCAAACCCATCTATAGCTATTGTGGTATCTGCAACCGCATGAACACCATTAACCAACAAAGTGCCTGTTTCGTTGCCCTGTGCGTTTAGATAGCTTGGGAAGGTCACTGTAAAGTTATCTTTTCTGTTTCTCTGCTTCATTATAAAAGCCATCACAGGTGCAAAGTCTGACCTAGTCATGGGAGGATATGAAAGAGTAAAACTAAATCTTTGACCTTG